AGGATGCTTTCATTGAATGAAAATCCTTACCTTTATAAGTTGTGTGCCATACAACTCCAAGATTTGCCTTAGCGATCTGTTTACCTAAATCTGATTTAACAGGAATAGCATAAACAATTGTGTTTGGCTGGAATGTGTAGTAAGATTCTCCATCAATCGATTCCTTTGCAACATCACCCTTTGTGAACATGATATCACCTTGAATCACATCTTTAATACCAAGATCTTTCAATTCATTAAAGGCAACTACTAATTTCTCAGCAAGATCACCAGATGTATCAGCACGAACATCAGCCTCTGATTTATATACCTTAGGATCTTTATTGAAGATGCCTTTCTTGGCAACAAAGAATTGACCATCACTTGGATCGATACCCGCAAACACTGCTGGTGCTCCATCCCATTTTACAGTAACATCATAATTCTCATTACTATTGCCTGCCAACATATCTCTCATTGCTCTTAAAGCAAAGATGGCTTCTCTTGCACCTTTAACACCACCATAAATCACTCGGTCTTCCAAGTGTGTCATGTGAGTATTCTTACTCGATGTCGCTTCGGCTATAAATGTCTTAAATGATATCATTATGGTGCCAATTTAATTTCAACTTGTTTTGGTTTTACTTTCAAATCTTTCTTTAGAAATTTGGTCAATTGTTTAACGGCGCTTTTATATGTTGACATTGCTTTTGAAAAGAATGTATCTTGTTGCATTCCAATCATTCCACCAGAATCTAAAGATGCTTTATAGTCAAATGCCCATGTTCCTTCGCCCTTAGGTTGTTGTCCTCGATGTGAGAATTGCCAAGGTGTTAAATCAATTGCATAACCTTCTTCGAGTTCTTGTTCCTCACAGAATGTTTTAAACTTTTTCATAGGCTCTTCTATCTGTATTTTAAGTGGTGTAGTTCCTGCTTTATAGAGACGATGATATTCCATCTTAGACACATTAAGAATATCACCAGCTTCTAACAATTTTGGTATATCATTATCCATCTGAAACATCCATCCATCACCCTCTAATATTGTAATAACACGATCTACTCGATCACGATGCCAAACTAGTTCATCTGATTCAATATCTGATTCAAATATACGAATCTTTGTATTACCTTTTATTTTATCTGTATATGGTTTACTCATATTACCAAAAAAATGCACCTCCACCTTTTAAGCCAAGTTGTGATGCATATCTTGGAAGATTGCATGACCAGTAACCTGCTTTTGTTTTATCTTTCTTTGCTGCACAGTTGTGTCGAGCGGCAAAAGATTTTCTTGCTTCGGGATCATCAATCTTAGCTTTAAGACCTGATGTATCTCCGAATTGAACCTTGATTACATTACCCTTATCATTCTTCACATATACGTAAAATTTCTTCTTTCCACCTCTTTTAGGTTTATTCAATTCTACATCATCGCCTTTATATTCTGCTTCATTAATGAATGGATGGTCAAGTGGAACTTCTTCACCTTCGTAGAGACCAAACTTACCAATGTCTGTTGACATAAGATATTCATCAAATTCATTCAAATATGTTGGAGCCGTAGCAGATTCTTTCATCTGTCTAGCATATTCAAATAACTTATAATAGTTTTCTGAATGTGGACGAAAGATATTATGTGCGATGGGTATTTGATTCTCTCTATGGAATCTCAATGCTGCTTCTAGTTGATTCATTACTTTTCTTTTAATATTATATATGCGCTTGAATCTGATGTTGAACTACCTGCGTAATTCACAATCTGTGTAATAAATTGATCTGCTTTCTTGCCACCATCGCCAATCAGATTGAGAATATATAGACCACCAAGTTTACCGTGAATCCATATATCAGAATTTCTCTTAATCTTACCAAGCTCTTCAATGACATTTTCTTTTGAAATAGTTTTATCAAATTTCTGAAGCATCGCAGTGAATTTATTAATTGCTTTTGAATTGCCAGCTGCTATTGCTTTAGCCTCTTTTCTGAGATCATTATTTTTAGGCAATCTCTTCTTATAGATTCTCTTTGCTGCATCTTGCATCACACCCCAAGATGCACCACCTCCACGAGCACCTTTACCTTTAATCTCTGCTTTATGTGATCCAAATGCACTATTAGCTCTTAGATCAATCTGTCCACCCATAAAGGTTACATAATTTGCTTTAGATGTGTACCATTCACCTCTTGCAATGGCTTTGATATGACCACCACTAAATTTATAATCAGATGTTAGAGGTGGTCTTTCAATATTCTTCTCAACACCCTTAACACTCTTTGCGACTTTCTTCAATGAGATACCAACCAGTCTCTTTTGAAGATATAAATCGAGTATATCATCATTAAAGCTTTCAACTGTTGATGTATCAAGTTCTTTTACTTTAAAACCTTTTTCTGATACCCAAATATCACCAGGATTCCATTTATCATCTTTTAACGGTTTAAAATCATTGTTCTTAAAGGCTTGATCTTTCGAAGAATATAATTCTTTCATCACTTTATCATCTCTATGAAAAATCATATCACGTTCAATCAAATGATTTCTGATAGCATATTGAGCCGTAAGATATGAAGAAATCTTCCAACTCTCATCGATATTAAGAATTTCTTTGATAGATGTTTTTCCAACAGAAACCTGTTTAAATGCTTTGATGAGAACTTCATCAGTAAAGCTTTCCATTGGTTTATCATAACCAATATCTAACATAGCAGCCATCCACACACACTGTGCAGATTCTCCGATTGCTGTATTGGCTGTACCACCACCTGCTCCAGCACCAGCACCGAATTCTGGTGATTTCAATATATCTGAAGAAGAAATAGTCTTGCCATTAACACCAGAGAGTTGGAATGCTTTACCATCTCTTTTGAACTGTTCAATTGCATCTAAAGCACCTTGAACACTGGCAACTGTTATCTCTCCACCTTTATATAATTTTAAAGGGATTTGTTTTTTAATAAGATCACTGAGAATATCGAGTCGTGATTGACCTTTATTAGGACCACCTGTTGCAGGTTTCTTTAACTCTGCAGGTGTTAAGTTAGTGGCTTCTACTATAAACTCTTTGAAAGATTGCATGTTTCCCATAAATTAATGATAGTGATATTTATATCTATTTATAAGATTTCCACTCTTCATATAGCACATTTGATCTCTCATATGTCTCTTTTTCCCATGGCTCATCACTTTTTAACTTAGTCCAATCAACTAATTCTCCCATCCATTTACACATCTTAGGTGATCGAATGAGATCAACTAACTCACCCCTAACATATTGTTTAACGTGTATCATTTCATGTGCGAGTGTATCATGAATATCATCTAAGGTTAAGGAAGAATCAATTCTAATTGTGAAATCTCTTGGGTTATGATTATTATCATTCCAAGAACAGTCACCGTAAAGACCTTCTTTATCGGCTAGATTCCTTATAAGTTCTATATCAACTTCAAGGTTCTTTAATCTAGGCATAAGTCTTTTAACATAAAAAAAGAAAGCACTTTCAAGTTCAGATCTAATCTTCTGATTTGAACCCCTTATTGATAATGTAATCATATCAAATCTTAAAGGTTGAGAAATCAGAATTGGATTGCGTTTGTGGAGTAGAATCTGATGAACCATCATTAGATAGATTCTGTGCAGAAGTTTCAACATCATACAATCTCATCTTGGCACGATCAATCCCAACGACGAATCTCTTGTTGGCTGTTGGATCATTATATCGATTCTTGAGTTGTTTAACCATGAGCTGATTCATACCCTCAAGCTGTTCAGTTGAAATAAGAGCGAGCATCAAGTCACAAGTTGCAGGAAGACCGAATGATTCTGAAGTATCAGTAATCTCAACGTCAGAATTACCAAATCCAGTTCTTGTTACCTGAGTTGCAGACCAGATTGGTACATTGAACTCAACAGCAAGTCCTCGAAGTTCCTCCGCGATTGCTTTAACAAAAGAATATGTATTGATAGATCCACCAAGACCTTTCATTCGTGAAGAAGCCGCAATATTAAGATAATCAATGAATATAACATCAGGTTTGAAGTCTTTCTTCAATCTAAGTTCATCAAGCAAGGCTCGGAAATGACCAGAGTGAGCAACAGCTGTTGGATATTCCTTTACAATCAGTTTACCATTAGTCTTTGATTGAATCTTCTTTACCTTAGAATCAAATAGGTCTTTGGGTAGATTCTCAATATCACCGATATCAATATCAAACAGATTTGCATCAATACGTTCAGCGATCTTTTCTTCAGCCATTTCAAGTGTGATGTATAGAACACTCTTACCTTCAGATAATGCCGCGGCTGC